AGATCGAGGCGATATGGGACGAAGTGCAGCTTCACACGCGGATGACATTTCGATGGACGCCAGCCAAGGCGGATTGAACGGGGATTGACATGGATCGAATCGACGAACTGCTGTTGGACTGGTACGAATGGTCTCAGGGATACAACCCTGGCACCGACTATTCCGCCTTCGACAGCACGTGCGCCCAGTTCCGCACCTCGCGGCAATGGATGGATTACGAGGATCTGGACGCCGAGGTCGAGTGGCAGCGCAAGAAGGCTGTCGGCAAGGTCGTCGAGCCGATGATCCTCAAACTTGATCTGCGCGCGCGCGTCGCGGTCAATACCGAATGCCGGAACTTGTCGGATGGCGCGGCGGTGTGGTCGAGCATCCGCGTAGCCGGCGATCAGGAAGCCGAATACGCCCGCGCCAAGGCGATTCTCTGCCCGATGATGGTGGCGGCTGGGCTGGTCGAGCGTGGAGCATGCGCGGTGTTGCAAGCGGCGTAGAATTGCAAAATCCAAATTCAAGCGAGAAAATTATGCGCTGCGTTGTTTATGATCCGGAAGACCTTGAAGCACTGACTGTGATCGACGTTCCGCAGCAGTTCATTCGCGAACTGGAGCAGGGCAAGCGTGGACCGCTATTGCGCTTCCCAATACAAGAGCCCATGCGCTTTACGCCATGGGCGAACGCCGATGATCTGAACTTCACATTTCGCATAGCAGAAGTGCTCATGGAGCGATTTCAGCGCAATGGCGTTTTTACATGGGTCGCTTTAGCGCTGAATCCTGAAATATGCCTCTTGATGCGCTCAGAATTGCTACCTGGTCAGCGAAGGGACGATCTTGAGCGCCAGAAGAAGGCTTTCCTGAATGGTTTTTTTGCTGCGGTTGGGGCATAGAACCAAAAAGCAAAAACCTCTTGTAAACCCAATAGCTTTCGACTATCCTGCGCATCAGTTGGGCGAGTCGCGCCCAGAGAAAACCGAATCCCCGTTAAGAAGCCCCGCCAGTGCGAACTGAGCGGGGCTTTTTCGTTTCCGCCAGTCACGCGGCGGTCGGCGCCGCAGCTCACTCCCGGACTGGCTCACCGTGTCTCCACGCGTCCACCGCGTTTGCCCCGCTTGTCGGGGCTTTTTTCTTCCGCAAGCCGTGAGTGCGCTAACCGCGGCAGCTGTCGACGTCTTGGAAGCCAGGTGTCTCCGCCGGCTCGCCGGAACTCGCTCTGGCGCGGGTGACAGCAACCCCCAATCCCTTGGAGCAAATCATGAGCGATCCGATTGCAGAAGCAGCAGCAAGCCTGAGCGACGCAGCGCCGAGCAGCACTGAGCCGCAACAGCCTGCGCCCGAGGTGGCGCCTGCGGGGGAGCCGTCTTCGTCGCCCTCATCTGGCGAAGCTGGTTCGGGTGAAGCGGGAAACGCCGATGCGGGCACGTCGCCCGCTGGTGCTGCTATGCCTGCCAGTACGGGCAACGTGCTGGTGAACGCGGCGCCCGTGGTTGACGGCCCAAACGTCGATACCGGAACGCCTGGCTCTGCCGTTCCGGAAATCTCTTCGAGCGCCCCCTTGATCAGTTCCGATGCGAATGCGGTCAACTCTGGCTCGCAAGCGACTGGAGCCGAAGCTGGTGACGAACTCCCGCGCGAATCGCACCTGATGCTGATCGAAGCGAAGTTCGCCAACGCACTCGCCAAGCTGCACAATGCAGAGCGCGTGTCCGTCGACGAGCTCGAAGCGATCTACGTGCACATCAAGGCGGTGATCTAAGCCATGGGACGGAAAGGCGAACAGCGCGGCGTCGAGTTCTCGCAGGCGCTGTTCGATCGCATCTGCGCTCTGCTCGCGGCCGGCGGCTCGCTGCGCGATGTCTGCGCCTTGGATGGCATGCCCGACCGCTCGACGTTCAACAAGTGGCGCAAGCGCACGCCTGATCTTCAGGCGCAATACGATGCCGCTTGCGTGGACCGGGAAGATGTCTATTTCGAGCAGATAATCACCATTGCTGACGAGTGCCGCGTGGGCGAGAAGCGCGTCACAAAATCCAATGGCGATGTCGAGGTGACGGAAATCGACATGGTTGAGCGCGCGAAGGTACAGATTGACGCGCGCAAATGGGTGCTTGCCCGCATGAACCGGAAGCGCTTCGGTGACAAGGTCACCCAGGAATTGACAGGCGCTGACGGCGGCCCGATTGTCGTTTCCGCGTCCCCCCTCGACGAACGTCTGTGAAGCTGAACCCGAAGCAGGAAGCCGCGCAGCACGTGCTGGCGGGCGATGCGACGCATATCATGCTCTTCGGTGGATCACGCTCGGGGAAGACGTTCCTGCTGGTGCGCAACGTCATCATGCGCGCGCTCAAAGCACCCGCGAGCCGGCATCTGATCGTCCGTTTCCGCTTCAACCACGTCAAGAATTCGATTGTGCTGGACACCTTCCCGAAGGTGATGCGGCTCGCGTTCCCCGGCGTCAAATATACGCTGTCGAAGACCGACTGGTATGCCGAGTTTGAGAACGGCGCGCAGATCTGGTTTGGTGGCCTGGACGATAAGGAACGCACCGAGAAGATCCTCGGTCAGGAATACGTGACGATTTACCTCAACGAGTGCTCACAGATTCCGTTCGGATCGGTCGGTATCGCGGTAACGCGTCTCGCGCAGAAGGTCGAGCAGCTCGTCAAGGGTGGCGTGAGCGGCCTCATGAAGCCGCGCATGTACTACGACTGCAACCCGCCGAGCAAGGCGCACTGGGCCTATCAGGTGTTCGTGCAGAAGCGCGACCCGGATACGCGGCTCCCGCTTCCCCGCGGCGAGGATTACGCCTATTTCCAGATCAACCCGCAGGCGAATGCGGAGAACCTGTCGGACGGATATCTCGACACGCTCAAATCACTGAGCGCGCGCCTGCGCAAGCGGTTTCTCGATGGTGAGTTTGCTGACGCCACGCCGAACCAGCTTTTCGCCGAAGAGACGATCGACAAGTGGCGTCATATGGACGGCTCGCTGCCTGACATGGTGCGCGTGGTGGTCGGCGTCGATCCAAGCGGTTCCGGCGATGCAGACAACGCGGACAACGACGCTATCGGCATCACGGTCGGCGGCCTCGGGACAGATGGCAATGCATACCTGCTCGAAGATTGCACCGTGAAGGCTGGCCCGGCGACGTGGGGCAAGATTGCGGCCGACGCATACGACCGGCACGCCGCTGATGTGGTCGTCGGCGAAATCAACTACGGCGGCGCCATGGTGCAGCACGTCATCCAGACGGCGCGGCCACGCACGCACTACAAGCAGGTCACGGCCACGCGCGGTAAGGCAGTGCGCGCCGAGCCGTTCTCGGCTCTGTACGAGCAGGGCAAGGTGCGCCACGCCGGAGAGTTCCGCGCGCTGGAAGATGAATTGACCGCATTCAGCACCGTTGGCTACATGGGCGAGCAGTCGCCGAACCGCGCCGACGCATGGATATGGGTTCTCACCGAACTGTTTCCGGGTCTGGTACGGGCTCCGAAGAAAGAAACAACAACTAAACCGCGAATCAGACACGCCGGCTCGTCCGGTACGGGATGGATGGGCTAAATGGCACGCAAACGCAAACTCGACGCTGAATCATCGGGCCTTGACCCGATCGTCAAGGAAGCCAAGGAGCGTTTCGCCCGTTGCGAGGATGCCGAGTCGTCTTTCCGCAAGCTGTTCGTCGAGGACATGAAGTTTGCCAACGGCGACCCGGATAACAACTGGCAGTGGCCCGACCAGATCCGCCAGTCGCGCGACGGCGACAATCGCCCGTGCCTGACCATCAACAAGGTGCGTCAGCACAATCTCCAGATCATCAACGACGCGAAGCAGAACAAGCCGAGTATCAAGACGCTGCCGATTGACGGCCAGGCCGATGTGCAGATCGCGAAGATTCTGGACGGCATCATGCGGCACATCGAGTACAACTCGCATGCTGAAATTGCCTATGACACGGCGACGGAGTTTGCGGTGCAGGGCGGCCTCGGCTACTGGCGCGTCATCACCGACTATGCGCACGACGGCTCGTTCGAGCAGGAAATCTTCATCCGGCGCGTGAAAGACCCGCTGAGCGTGTACCTCGACCCCGATATCCAGTCAGCCGATGGCGCTGACGCGAAGTTCGGTTTCGTGTTCGAGGACGTGCCGAAGGAAGAATACGAGGCAATGTATCCGGAAGAGGATCCGGCGAGCGTCACATTCCCGATGGAAGCGACCGGCGATCCGTGGCTCGACAAGAACCACGTGCGCGTGTGCGAATACTTCTACCGCGCCGAGAAGAAGGACATGCTGGTTAATCATCCGGTCAAAGGCCCGATGAAGCTGTCCGAGGTGGAAGACGAGAAAGAGCGCAAGGCACTGCTCGATGATGAGAGCGTGAAGAAGCGCGAGGTCAGCGAGCCGCATTTCAAGTGGTGCAAGATCGCCGGCGACAAGATCATCGACCGCAAGGAATGGCCGGGCCGCTATCTGCCGATCGTGCGCGTGGTGGGCGAGGAAATCGTCATCAACGGCAAGGTCGAGCGCAAAGGCCACACGCGCAACATGAAAGACGGCCAGCGCATGTACAACTACATGACCTCGGCCAACGTCGAATACATCGCGCTCCAGACCAAGACGCCGTACGTCGCGCCTGTTGAAGCCATCGAAGGCTATGAGGACGAGTGGGCGAACGCGAACAAGGACAACAAGGCGTATCTGCCCTACAACGGCGTCGATGCTGAAGGGCGGGAGATTCCCCGTCCGCAGCGCGAGCAGCCTCCTGTGGGCGCTTCTGCATACCTGCAAGCCATGCAAACGGCCCAGCAGGAACTCATGATGACCTCTGGCCAGTATCAGGAGCAGTTCGGCGCGCCGTCGAACGCTGATGCTGGCGTCGCCATTGCAGCGCGTCAGCGGCAGGGCGACAAGGCCACGTATCACTTCATCGACAACGTGGCGCGCGCGATCCGCTACACCGGCCGCATCATGGTCGACCTGATCCCGAAGGTGTACGACACGGAGCGCGTGGTGCGTATCGTCGGCGAGGACGGCAGCGAGGACTTCGCGCAGATCGATCCGCAGCAGCCGCACGCCGTGGGCGATGCAAATGGTCAGCCCGCGCCGGTTCAGCCGCAGGGTCCGCAGAAGCCGACCGCCGCTGAGGCCGCCAAACTGATCTACAACCCCGGCATTGGCCGCTACGACGTGACGGTAGAGGTAGGCCCGAACTACGAGACGCGCCGTCAGGAAGCGTTCCACGCGCTCACGCAGATCATGTCGCAGGATCAGGACCTGATGAAGGTCGCAGGCGATCTGCTGTTCAAGGCTGCCGACTTCCCGATGGCCGATGAGGTCGCAGAGCGCCTGCACCGCACGATCCCGCCGCAGATCCTTGGCGAAGGCCCGACGCCGGCCGAAGCCGACATGCACCAGAAAATGCAGCAGATGGAGCAGATGATCAACCATCTGTCGCAGGCGCTGCAGGACGCGCGCAGCACGCAGGGCCATGAAGAGGCACATCTGAACATCGACGCCTACAAGGCTGAGACGGACCGCCTGAAGGCTATCGCGCCCGACATGGCGCCGGAACTCATTGCAGCGATCGCCGCGCACCTGGTGGCAGAGACGCTGCGCACCGGTGACCCGAGCCAGATTCAGCCGATGCCGAGCGGTGCGCCGCCCGATCCATCGCAGCAGCAACAGCAGCCCCAACCGAACCCGCCGAGCGCGGGTTTTTCTTTGCCCGCTCAACCTCAATAGGGATTCGATCATGGGATATCCAGGCATTCTTCAGGACCTCGGCAGCACGACGCCGATCGTTGGCATGTACCGCATCCTTCAGACGCTGGCGCCCGCATCGGTGGCCGCCAATACCAGCGCTGAGCAGACATTCACCGTGCCAGGCCTTGCCGTGGGCGACTCCATCGACGTGAACAAGGCATCGCATCAGGTCGGACTGTCGATCGGCAATGTGCGCGTCTCCGCGGCGAACACTCTCGCTATCCAGTACGTGAACACGACCGGCGGCGCCATCGTGCCAGCGACCGAGCAATACATCATCGGCGGTCAGCGCTGATGTTTGACGCCATTGCAAAAATCCCAGCCTCGCAATTGCGTGACATGCGAGTAGAAGAGCTTGCGCGCAAGTTGATGATCTCGCTGGCTGCAAATCCAAAGGCTCTGGAATTGTCAGAGCCTGTCGTCGCGCTCACCGCGTTCAAGTTGGCTGAGGCGTTCGACGACCTATCGCAGGCTCGCCGAAAGTAGTTCACAACACAGCTTCCCCGAAGGCCCGTTTCTCACACGAGAGCGGGCCTTTTTCTTTTGGTCCTTACCGGCGGGGCATCACCGGGCTCAATCCTTGGACACGTCCATGCAAACCGAAGAGAACGCATCAACCGAAGTAGAGAACGTCACGCCTACGGCCTCCACGGAACAGGCGCAACAGCCCGCTGAAGTCAGCACGGAACCGGGCGCCGGGCAAACCGCAGAGCAGATCGAGCAGCAGGCGCAGCAGGAAA